GTATTGTGCGTTGTATGATGTTTGTAGACTTGAAGGTACAGGTAGAGCGAATGAATGAGCGGGTTGAGAGATATTAACACCAAAATTTTCTAACTTTTTGGCAAACCCTCCAATTGCTTTTACACCAGCTCTAACTTTATTACCAATGCCTGCTGCTAATATTTTTTGTGATTGAGATACCGTTTCACCTGTTTCTACATTTTCAGTAGACGTAGTAACACCAATATATTTTACTTTTGTATCAGCAAGACTAGATAATTTAAATCTCTTTTTTGCTCTAAATACTATAAAATAAGGAGCTTCATTAAGATCGCTAGGAAAATATGTTGTATCATATTTTGCACCTACTTCTAGAGATGCTAGAGGTCCATCGGCTTCATTGCCACCGAAATTAATTATAGGCATTTTTTATCCCGTGAATACGTATAAAGGTTATTATAAACCTAAGAATCCTAGTAAGTATTTAGGTGACCCGACAAACATTGTTTATAGAAGTTCTTGGGAACTACAATGTATGGTATATTTTGATAAAAACGACAATATTCTTAAATGGGGCTCTGAAGAAGTTGTAATACCTTATCGCTCACCACTAGATAATAGAGTACATCGATACTTTGTAGACTTTGTTATTAAAGTACGTACTGCTGATAATACGACAGAGACACATCTCATTGAAGTAAAACCTTTCAGGCAAACTAAGCCACCCGAAATACGTAAAAGAAAAACTAAAAAATATCTTAACGAAGTTACTACCTATCTTGTAAATGAAGCAAAATGGAAAGCTGCAACTGAGTTCTGTAAAGATAGAAGATGGAAGTTTCAAATAATTACAGAAAACGAGCTCGGAAGATAAGATAAATATTCGAATGGTAGCTTACGTATTCGATACTGTACTAACTAGAGGCATGCAAGCCGGACAAGTTCCTGCTCGTACCAGTGAGGCTAGAAATTGGTACAGAAATGCAGCTCAACAAGTAAATGTAACTCCTTCCAGATTAATGAAGGAGAATAGATCTAAGTTTACAACAGGCACAGAGCCAGGCTCTATGATGATGTTTAACTATGATCCAAAACTCAAAAGAGACTTGCCTTATTACGATACCTTTCCATTAATATTTGTTGTAGGTCCTGCAGAAGGTGGCTTTCACGGATTAAATATGCATTATCTTCCGTTAAAACAAAGAGCAATGTTAATGGATGCGTTGTACGATCTTACTACAAATAGTAGATATGATGACAGTACAAAATTAAGACTTAGTTACCAGTTGTTGAAGAAAGCTTCAACATACAAATATTTTAAACCGTGCTTTAAGCACTATTTACACAGACATGTTAAATCGAGAAAGATGCTTATTGATTCTGTTGAATGGGATATCGCTTTATTCTTACCTATTCAACGATTCCAGAAAGCAAGTTCTGCTCAGGTTTATTCAGATAGTCTTAGGAAGGCTGGCTAATGGCTTTTAACGTATCAGATTTTAGAGCTAATGTAGTTGGTGACAATTCTCGCAGTGTATCAAAACAGTCACATTACGAGCTTGTTGTAAATTTACCAAGAAAGATAATTTTATCTAATAGAAGTAGACAGGCTTTTGAGAATATAAGATTTAGAGTTGAAACTGCTGAAATACCTGGACGTGCGATTACACCAACCAACTATAAGCACTTAGGTTACGGATTGACATCTAAGATTGGTTATGATGTTAACTATCCAGATGTTACTGTTACTCTTCTATGTGGTGCTGATCTTGGAGAAAAATCTTTCTTTCATGCGTGGCAAAGCTCTATCGTTGGTAATCATTCACGTAACCAGGATAATAGAGCACATCAAAGTATTGGATACTATAATGATTATACATCATCAATTGGTATTATTCAATATGATGAAACAGGTAAAGTAGTATACTCGCTTGGTTTAGCTGAAGCTTATCCTATCGTTGTTAACTCGCTACCTTTGAGTTGGAACAGCGAAGATCTTCATAGATTAACCGTACAATTCTCATTTAAACACTTTTTTGAGTCTGATGAGCCGTCAGCAGGCAAAGGCGCTCGCAAAAATACAGCTGGCGCTGCACTTACAATTAATGGTTTACCAAGCATCGACGATGCATTAGAGGGTGCAGGTCTACCCCGTATAGGCGAAATTTTAAATATTCCGTTATTTGATACTAATAACATTACACTATCAGGAGCGTCAGATTATTCTGGTCTTTTTGATTAATTTTGAGGTTAAATTATGCTACCTAATTTACAGAACCCTGAGTTCGAACTTAAACTACCGTCTACTGGTGAAGTAGTACATTATAGACCATTCTTAGTAAAAGAAGAAAAAATACTTCTTATTGCATTAGAGGGTGGTAGCGCAGAAGAAATTACTAACGCTATCTACCAAATTATACGTAACTGTGTTCGAGCTGAATCGACCGATGTTATGGATATGACTTACTTTGATATTGAATATATTTTCCTTAATATTAGAGCTAAGTCTATTGATAATATTATAAAGCTTAAACTTTCTCACGGTACAGAATCCGAATGCACTAAGCAGACCGATTTTGAATTAGATATTAATGATGTTGATATTGTTTATCCAAACGGACATGAAAGAAGAGTAATGCTGGATAACAATATAGGTCTATTAATGAAGTATCCAAGCTTGAAAGATCAGCAACAAATTGAAGACGATGTTTCAGGTTCTGACGTAGAAAAGGTATTTACAGCGATAGCAACGTGTATTGAGAATGTATTTGATACCGATAACGTTTATGAAGATAGTACACTAGCAGAAAGAATACAATTTTTAGAAAATTTAACTAAAGTGCAGTTTGATAAAATCCTAGCGTTTTATAGAACTTTACCAGCATTGCAGCATGAGATAAAGTATACATGCGATGAGTGTGGTAAGGAAGAATCTATAACGCTGAGGGGGATGCAGAGTTTTTTCGCTTAATGCTCAGTCATAACAGCTTAGCGAATATGTATAATACTAATTTTTCGTTAATGCATCACCATAAATATTCGTTGACTGAGCTAGAAAATATGATGCCATTTGAAAGAGATTTATATGTACAGATGCTCGTCAATTATCTTCAACAATTAGAAGAACAAAGAAGAAATCAATAAATGGCACTACCGGTCCCAGCACAGAGCCCAGGCGAAAAAAGAGTCCTTGAAGTATTAGAGGATAATAACAGGTACCTGGAAGAAATCAAAGCTACTGTCACATCAGACTCTACTATCATTGAAGGTCAGTATGAAATACTTGATGAACAGCTCCAGATAGAAGAAGAAAATCAAAGACTAGCTGCATTAGAAGCTGACAACGCTGAATTAAGAGCAAATAGGTTAGAGAGAAAATTAGCTAGCGATACAGGAGCTACGGCAACACCTGTATCAACAATGTCAGGTGGAGCTGCTCGGGCAGATGGACCAGGCCTCTTAAACGCTCTTAAAACAGCATTTCCATTAGCATTAGCTCCAGCATTGGCTGCTGCCTTACAAGGCGGTGGTTTGATTGGCCTTGGAAATATGTTTGGTGAAAGTATAGGTAGCTTTCTTGGTGATAATATTGGCAAACTGATTACTGATCTTGGTGTTGACCCTGCATTCGGTCAGAAAGTAGATGATCTGCTCACAGAAAGAACAGGTTCTTTAATTGTATCTGGTGGTTGGTCTAAATTACTATTCGGTAAAGCGCGTTACGGTATTATTGCTGACGCTATAGCGGGTTTCCTCGGTCTTCCTAGTCTTACAGACCCTGCTGTTGTAGAGGAAATACAATCTAATATTACTAGTATGTTTGGTGAGACGGTTGGCAATCTTTTCGGTGGCGCAGCAGATGTAATAGAGCAAGGCGGTCAAGGTTTATTTGCTGGTTCAATGCTAGGATCAATGTTTGGTCGTAGAGGTAGAGTTGTTGGTGCATTAGCAGGCTTGTTTATTGACTATTTTGATCTTACCAGTCTTGCAGATCCTGCTAAGCGCGATGAAATAATGGATAATGTTTTCAGCACTATTCCAACCATGCTTGGTACAACCGCAGCACTTGGCGCTACATATTACGGCGGCAGAAGAGCCTTAAGTGCAGCTGGCAGCGGTATTTCTGGTGCATTTAATAGACTTCTTGGAAGAGGTGGTGCACCTGCAGCTCCAGAAGTTCAAGCTCCAGAGCCTCCTAGAATGACTGCTAGAGAAGCTGCTAGAAATCTTACACCAGCACAATTAGAGCAATCAGGCTTAAGAAGAGTTGGTACCGGCGCGAATGCAATTATACAACGTGCTGGAACAGGTCAAATAGCTTCAAATGCTGATATACTCGCTGCTGCTGAATCAGCTGCAATTAGAAGATATCCACGTCTAGCTAAGCTTTTAAGATTTCCAGGAATAGGCTCTATAATTTCGCTTGGTGAGCTTTATTTTATATTAAACGATGATAGTACTTCAATGGATGAAAAAGTAGCAAGAGTTGCTGGATTGCTTGGTGGTATTGGTGGTAGTACACTCGGTGCTATTGCTGGTGGTTTAGTGGGAGCTCCAGGTGGACCGCTAGCAATTGCTACCGCTTTTGTAGGCGGTACTGCAGGATACTTTGCTGGAGATGCAATTGTATATCATATCGCTAAGTATCTGCTTGGGTTAACTGATGCTGAAGCTCCTGAAGGTTTAGTAGAAACAATAGCGCCGGAGATGCAAGAACCTCCAGGATTACCAGCAGCAGGAGCTCCAGCAGCTGCAGCTGGTTTAACAGGTGCAACCGCGACACCTACATCTACAGCAACTGGTGGTACAGTTAATACTACAACAGCTAATATGGTTGGCGAAGGTGCTACGGAACTATCAGCAGCTAATATGGTTGGCGAAGGTGCTACGGAACTATCAGCAGCTAATTTACCTGGCGCTGGTAACATTGAATCATCAAGAGCTAATACAATAAGAACTACTAGTGTATCGATTGCAAGTCCTAACTCGGTAAGAATATTACCTCAGGTAGGTACTAATCAGATAACTGAAAGGTCGCTGATGTTAGGTAGACAATCTGGTAATTTAAATATTGTACAACCAGTACAAAATGTTACTAACGTAACTAATAATAACACTAGTGTTGCTGGTGGCGGAGGCGGTGGTGGTAACATGCCGTCAGGCAGGTCTTATAACTTAGATCAATCTTTTAACTCGGTACAGCGACCGGCTTACGCATAAAAAAGGGGTCTTTCGACCCCCTTCTCATTTTAGTCATTAGCTAACTGTTCAAAGAACGACATACTATCGTCGTCATCGTCGTCAGCTGACGCCATTGCCGGTGCTGGAGCAGCTCTACTTGGTGCTGGAGCTGGCTCGACATCCTCTACAGTCTGTGCGATACCTTCTCTATTACCTTGCGAACCACCATCTAAGCCAAGTACACGATTTAACTTTGCTTGCAGTTCTTCGTAAGACTTAAAGTTCTTAGGATCTACAAACTCAGACAAAGAGTGCTCAGATTTCCAAATACCTTCTAGCGCATCATCGTCATCTAATAGAGGCTCTGCTCTATCGAATTCAGACTTATCGTAGTTACGATAGCCTTCTAATTGACGAATCTTAAGCTTGAAGTTTGCACCTTCCCAAAGATCGAAAGGATTAACTGGTTGCTCGTCCTGGAACTGTGGATTCATCATATCGTTGATCTTATCGAATATCTTCTTACCAAATTTATAAAGGAACACTTTACCTTCGTTCTCAGGAGCAGATGGATCAGATACTACATAGATGTTAGCAATGTAGTTAAGACGACGCTTCTGCTTGCGTACGATATCTTTATTAGATTCGATACCAGAGTTCCAAAGCATAGTATTATGCTCTGATACAGGGTCTTTCTTACCGATAGTAGTAAGAGAGTTTTCTATGTACCATCCACCTGGACCTTGAAAACCATGATTGAAGATTCTTACCCAAGGCAAGTCTTCGCCGCCGGGAGCAGGAAGAAAGCGAATAACAGCATAACCATTACCAGCTTTATCTACAGTAGGTTTCCAGAAGTTCTCATCATCACGATTCTGGCTTTCACCAGGACTATTAAGTTTATTAGTCTCACTGATAAGAGTTTCGAGGGAAGTCTTGCGCGCGCGCTTAAGATCTGCGAATGAACTAGTCATATATTTTCTCCGTATATGCGTTGTATAGTAGTTTTATCCAATATCAAAAAACAAATAATATAATCATAATGTACACGTATTATAGTCTAGTTGCTGCAATAAGTCAACTAGTAAATACCTTTCTCATTATCTCCTTATAAACATCTTTGTCGACAGGGAGAAAGGGCTTGTACTTTGCAACCTTCAGTTTAACGTTATCGTAACTAAAGTCATCAATAACTTTATTCCATCGAGCTGTAAAGTTCAATACTATATCCATAATTGAGAATGTCTCTATGGATATATGGCCACCTAATAACTTAGAAAGCAGTATAGGATGACTATTAGTATTTATTGTGAATAGATCATTAAATTTCTGATCTTTCATCTCTAATTCGTTCTGGAGCTTTTCACAATCAAGTCTAAAATTGTACTTTAAACTCTCTGCATATTTAAGCCACTCTAAGTATACCTTTTCTGACTCTGCACCAACTAAAGAACCAGACCACATATTTTCATCTTTAATAAAATTAGCAGCAAAGAAATAAACAAGCTCTTTCTTCTTGTACTTCCTTTCCAGCTTCGCGAAGAAAAATTTATCTCGTCTCTTTAAAAAAGATTCTTGAGTTATCTTAAGCTTGCCATTGTACTTAAAATAATCGTAGTCAGTCTTAAAATGGTTTCGAATAGCAAGGTAAGTTTTATAAGCTTCAATACCTTCGTATATATTCATTAGACTGGGAGCTTAGCAGATTTCTCTTTAAGACAGTTTAGCTCAGAAGCCTCAGCTTCTAGTTTCTTTTTGATAATGGTGTTAATGAGCTTAGCACCGGTTTCTATTTCTATATTGTTTGTTTCGCAGAAGTGTACTATAGCGTCCATATAGGATACATTTCTACCTCTTCGTACAATATTCTCTATTTCAGCTGAGAACGTCTGTGTATTCATTAATTCAACCATTAAGTATTTTCCTTTTCTCGCTACACGATGATTATAGTAAAGATATCAGTTAATGGCAACTGTTTCTTGTGTATTCCATCGATAAAATATATGATCACCGATTGTAGCAACATAATGCATATTAAAGTCTTTATTCCACAAAGGGGCAACGTGCTTTGCGTGATAGTTAGTAGCACCATTGGTTAAATCATAACCGTTGGTCCAGAGATAATAGCTGTCTTCTGCTATCTTGAGATTTCGTATCCATGTGTCTTGCTCGTACGGTCTATCTGATAAACCGTCACAGTACCAAGAGAACTGACACTTGTTTCTTCTGACAAACCCGTCGCTGTACGAGCCTTGCTTAATAACATCACAGACACGGTTAGGCCAAAACGAATCTTTAGCTCTATTCAGTACAACCATAGACACTGCCAGCTGACTATCTGTATCTTGATCTCTTGCTTCAAAATAGATATTCAAAGCGAGGCATTCTAACTCTTCTTGAGATAGATCTTTAGGTCGTACAACTTCATGTACTGTAACAACAGGAACAGGTTGCGTTACTTCTTGTACAATCTGTTCCTGTTGCTCGGGTAGTTTAAACCACGATACTATTAAGGTTACTGCAAAAAATAGTATGAGAGACTTATCAAAGCCGGACATAAATTTCCTCCATAACCAGTATATTATATGCTAAGCAGTATAATAAATCAACTACTCTGCATTAAGCGGATTATCGAGGATTTGTTCTATTTTGTCCTCAAGCTCAGACCTTGTCTCCCTTAGTTGCTCGTCGATTTCTCGCATACGGTCATTGAGTGTTTCTTCCATAGAATAAACGTCGTTACGAAGGTCTCTCTGGGTCTCATTAGTACTCTCATCAATGTTACGGACAAAGCCATCAATGTTGTCTGTATCCTCACGTATTTCATCAATGTCATCACGAGCGCTATCTAAAAGAATAGTAACCGTATCCATTTGCTGATCAAAGTCGTCCTGTAAACTCTCAAGTGACTCTTGAAGTGACTGCATAGTTTCAGCCTGTACAGCAAGTGACTGTTCAATAAATGCTGTGTCTGGTAAGTTGTCTAATGCTTCTTCTGCATTTAATAGACGCTGATATAACTCAAAGCCTCCCCAGAGGCCTCCAATAATAGAACCCAGTAATGGTATGATAAGCAGCAATTTGCCACCACTTAATTTTACATCTCCAAATTCTACTTCTGCCATTTATCCTCCTAGAATAACCGCGGCCGCGGTTATTGCGATACCTGTACCAATTGCAACACATATACCTATTGTAGTAATATCAATCCAAAATTTTCTATTTTGTGCTTTACGTCTTGCTTGAGCTGCTCTTGCTTGTCTTATATTTCGTCTTTCTATCATCATATCTTCATAGAATTGACCTTGACCAGACCAC